CTTCAACCAAGGGGCCTGAGTCAAGGCGGTAGGGGGTTGCGGTGAGGCCAAGGACGCGGAGGTGGGGGTTGGCGCGTCGTAGGCCCTCGAGGAGCGAGAGGTACATGCCAGTCCCTGAGCGTGGGACCAAGTGACATTCGTCGACGACGACGAGACCCACGTCCCCTAGTGCGGCCGGGCGCCTGTAGATGCTCTGGATGCCAGCGATGGTGATGGGTCGGATCTCGCGCTTCTTTAGGCCCGCGGAGTAGAGCCCGACCGGAGCCTCGGGCCAAACATCGAGCAGGCGGTCGTAGTTCTGTTGAAGCAGTTCGCGGACGTGCGTGACGAGCAGGAAGCGCTCTTGAGGGTATGAGGCAAGGGAGCGGCGCAACAACTCGGCCTGGACTATTGACTTGCCAGATCCGGTTGGGAGCGAGAGGATGCAGTTGCCGGGGCGGGTCGCGAAGTAGTCGAAGACCGCCGCGACCGACGCCTCCTGGTACTCTCTGAGTTCGATCACGGCTGCCCTCGCCGCGCTCGCATCAGCCTGAGTACCATCACCGGGTCGACGGAGCGGGTGCTTCTTCCGGCGTTGCATTCCTGACAGACGGCGTAGAGGTTGTCGTCAGAGTTCAACTCCCCAATTGTCATTCCAATAAACTGTCCCTGTGCCTTGCTTATGAGATGTCCTACTTCCAGCGCCACGTCCGGTGGGCGTCGGCCACATTCCATACATGCCCAACGGTCACGCTCGAGAATGCGACTGTGTGCTGTAGTCGACACTCCTGGTTGCGAACGGACGCTGCGCTTTGCAATCCCCATATCGACCTTGGACACGAAGTAGCCGCCAAGGGACTTTTCGCACCTTGAGCAACATGCAAGGTAGCCTGGTCCATGTAGAACGGCGAACCCATCAGTGCCTCCGCACGTCTTGCATGGCCTCTTCAATCCACCAGGGATTGGGAAGCGTGGCTCGTTGGGGTCGAGCGTCACGGCGCAACTCTCGGCCTCGTATCCTCGTCGTAGTGGCGCTTGATCATCCTCCTCACCACGGCATCGACGGAGGCTTCGTGGTGAGCGGTCATGATCCCGATCAAGTCGCTCAAGGACTCGTCGCTCAGCCAGACAGCTACGTGTTCGGTCGGCACCATCCGGTCTCCGTCGTGGGTGATCAGAAGAACGCTCAACTGGCCGAACTGGAGTTGCTTCATGGCCGTCTCCCCATCTCTGCACTGCGGTACGAGGGGCCACTAATGGCCGGGAAGCCTGCGGCCCCACCGTTGGCAAAGTAGGTGCCGTCATGGGCACGGTAGATCGCGAAGTCGTCGCCGACTTCGACGGCCTCCCCGGTGGCGACTAGGCTGGGGATAAACAGGTGGTTGTCGCAACCGCGTTCCTGGAGGGGTGGGGTCAGGAACTTATCGTCGCGGTTGCAGCACCATCGGCCATCGGCGCTGCCGTCCACTACCGGAGACAGATGCAGGCAAGTGCGGCACGTCACGTCGGCGAACGCACCACAGAGACAGACCTCGCGATGCTCGCAGAAGACGCACAGGTCGGACTCGGTACGCTTGGGCGGTTCAGTCGACTGGATGATTGCGAGTGCCACGTCGCGCGTTTCTTCAAACAACCTGGGCATGAACGCGATCCGCTCGGTGTAGATTTCGTCGTTGTCCTTGCAGACGGCTACGTACAGGGCGCGGGTCATGCCAGACCAACCGCAGTAGCACATCATTTGCGCGAGGTGCTGCGGCTTTGACGCCTGGACATGCTTTGCTTTCAGTTCGGCGAACGACTTGGCGTTGTGAGTCTTGAACTCCCCGACGTGCCAGGTCTTCTCCGCGTCGGGTACGTTGAAGATTGCCGCGTCGATACTGCCGGAGAAGTGCCCGCCGTGATCAGTGAATGAGAACTGACGATGTGTGACGGCGTCCTCTGCGTGAACCACCATCCCCGCGTTCCGCAGGTCGGTGATGATGCGCCCCTCCTCGCGCTTCCCCGTCTCGAACAGCCGCAGGGTGCGGCCGGTAAACTTGGCCGGCGACGCCCAACGGAACGTGTACCAGATGGCGCGTGTGCAGTGCCCGCCAATGAGTGAGGCGCCGAGGTGCGGTCGTCGCCCCGCGGTGCGGTTGGCGCGCTCATACGTCGCGTAGATTGCCGCCGCGACTAGATCCTCATTCACCGGAAGCAAGGCCATAGAGCCCCCGTAGGGGCTGGCCTGTGCCAGCCCCCAGAGCACGGTTGAGACGGCTACTTCTGTCGCCAGGGCGGGGTCGACGGCAGAGCCGCCGGGGCCGGCGCGGGAGTCGCGGGGGCAGGGGTGTTCGGAGGCGCCGCCGGGGCCGCGACCGCGGCACTCGCGTTGATCGGCTTGTAGCCCCGGATGCGGTTGGTCAGGTCGCCATTGTCGGAGCGCCGCTCGGTGCCGACCCGCAGGATGCACGGGATGCCGTGCAGCTCCTCGGAGTCGTTCGGGGTCATGACGCCGACGGCGCGGCAGATCGAAGACAACTCCTTCTGCGCGATCTCCACCGCCTGCTGGTTCTGGTTCCAGAGGTTCAGGCGCGTCCACTGCTTGCGCTTGCGGTAGGGCTCGTCGAGCAACTCCCAGGTGAACTCGAGGAAGCTGGCGCCGTCGTGTGCCTTCGTCTCCTTGACCTTCGACTCGGTGATGAGGGCGCGGTACTCGCCATCGGGGATCGGGCTGAAGTCGTCCATCGGAGGGGTGCTTCCTGCATTGAAACCGCCGAGATTTGCCATGGTCTGCCTTTCGTTAGCGACTGTTAGTCGCGTTGTCGGTGATGGTCGAGGGTGCCGCAAGTGCCGCCGCGAAGGCGGCCCACGAGAGCGGGATCTGCTTGGGCATCGGGTAGCGGGACTTGGAGTCGAAGGCGGGAGTGCGCGACAGGTAGAGCACCCGCCCGCCGGAGGCGAGAGCGCGTGAGGCGCGCTTGTCGAAGCCGACTTCCTCGCGCTTCACGATCAACTCCTGCGTCGCGAAGCCGAGCACGTCGACCCACTCGGTGACGAGCGGAGCGGCGAACTTGTGGAGCTTGAGCGAGTAGCGGTCGTAGGGTTCCGAGGTCGGGTCATCGAATCGCCTGACCTGGGAGTGCGCGGTCAGGATGATCGCCATCTTCTTCTGCTCACGGAGCGCATCGAGGCCCTCGAGCACCTCGCGCCAGCGGTCGATGGCCAGGAGGTAGCCCTTCTGGAACGTGAAGGATTCAATGCTCGTCTTGTTGGCCGCCTTGGCGACGTGTGCCCAGATGAGTGCCTCAAGCCAGTCGACGGAGTCGAGTACGAGCGTCTCATAGGGGTGCTCTGAGGTGTAAAGCACTCCGATGGCATCGAGGACTTCCTGGTACGTGCGGGCGATGGGGAAGTGCGGCGTCGCCGTACCCAAGGCGCTAAGGCCATCTTCAGTCAGGATGACGATGGGATTGGGAGCGGCGATGGCCCACGATGTCTTGCCGATACCCTCGGGTCCGTAGATGAGGATGCGAGGAGGGGCGAGTTGTCGCCCGGAGCGAATCGAACTCAGGTCCATGACGTATCCTTTCCGTGCGCTAACCAGCGCGGTAACAAAAAAAGTGCCGGCAGTGCGCGCCCTCGCTGCCGGCGGCCGAGGTGTCACGTAGGCCGCGCGGAAAGGAAACACGCGGACGACGTGCGCTAACGACGTGGTGATGATTCATCGATCCTCTCTGCCCGGTGACATCCGGGACGCGACGCGAACGCCGCGTGACCTTCCTTATTTCACACGCCGGTCGGCGTGTCAAGTTCTAAGGTGGAGTGGTGCTCCCCACCCCTCACCGTCTCCCCGTCCCGCAGCAACGCCGCCGCGAGCAACAGCCGCTCGGTGTCCGTCAGGTCGAGCGAAAAGAATGCGTCCGCCGCCTCGCCGTACCCGGCGACCTCTGCGCCGTCGGGCGTCAGGTCGATGGCGAGCGTGGCGAACTCTTGCGAGCGGAGGTAGAGGGTTTTCATGTCGGTGCCTTCACGCTGTAGTCCTTCCCCACGACGCCCGCCTCAATTGAGCCCCGCGCGTGCTGGTCCCACCAATACAACCCCTTGTTGCGGCCGAACAGACCGCGCTCGCGGTAGTCCTTGAAGTGGCCACGGCAGATGTGGAGCGCCTTCGCGAGTCCGACCTCTTCAGATCGTCCCTCGGTGCGGAGCACCTGTTTCATGGGCTCGATTTCGAGGACGCGATACGAAAAGAGCGGGCGCCCATGGCGCTCCTTGTGACGCTTGGAGAGTTTCGGCGGCGGAGCCACGACGCGCTGGACAACGTTCTTGCAGTGCATGAAGGAGACGGTCAAATGGGCCAAATTAATGAACCATGACATCCACGGCCAGGCGGCGGCTTTCTCTTGCTCTCCAAACCAGTCGCATATCCCTCTAAACAGAGGAACTCCTCTGCCATCGGCTAAACTCTCGGTTATGCACTGAAGACGCGGGAGTCTTTCTCCCCGAACATGAATGAAGAACCACCCAAACAAAAACCACCGTGGAGTGACCTCGATATTCTGATCGACAAAGATGTGCCTGAGTTCTTCCCATGCAAGGGAGTCGAGTTCCTGAGAATTGATTACCAGGCCCCATCGTTGCAGCAAGGACTGGGCCGGAGAAGTAGAGGATTCGATCACTATCCGTGGAAAGGGAGGAGCAATGCACGGGAGGTCTGACGCATCGAGCGTTTCGGATTCGTACGCCATGCAAACATTGTCTGCCCTTATGATAATTGCATCCTTGGCAATTCCAGCGGGGGAGATAAGAGCTGGACTGCCGTCGGTGGTTTTCCATGTGAGACATTTACTTTTGTTGTCCTCAAACCGTCCCTCGGCGATCTCGTCGGCCAGCATCGCTATCCCATATCCTGCCCGCAGCATGGGCACTTGTCCTTAACCTTGCTTGGCATGTGGCAGATGGCCTCGTTGCTCGTCTCAACGAACCCCTCGGGCTTCACCTCTCCAGGTTCAAGCGCCGAAACCGTGCCTCCGCACAACTCGCATGGGTCCTGTACGAGATAGGCCAAGCCGGAGGCTCCGCAATCGAGGCACCACGACCACTCGTAGACCCACTCGATCACCCACGGATAGCCGCCGCACTGGCATTTCTCGTACGCGCTTCCGATCCACGTACGGTGGCACATGCCGCAGGTGAGTCTCTGAAGGCACTCAAGGATCATTCGCCCGCCCACACCTTCGTTCCGCACAGCCGACACGTTCGCCAGCGCATGCCGTCGCGCTCGATCTTCACGCGGCCGAGCGCGTTCTGCTTGAGGCAGTGCGAGCACGTCCGCTTGTGCGCGATGGCCTTCATCGTTGCGGTCATCGCGGCCTTCGTCGGCTGGCGGCGCGTCACTTGACCACCGCCCCGATCACGACGGCCCAGAAGATCGCGCCAAGTGCGAACGTCGCCACCCACGCCACGACGCGCGCCCGACGCTCGCGCCGCTCCAACTTCAAGGCGTAGAGAGACGCCTTGTCGCGAATGATGATCTGACCGTGGGAGTGACGATGGAGGCGGGAGGGCATACAACCCTTCTATGCTTTCGCGGCAAGCGATGCAAGTAAAATCGTACGACCGTGCAGATTCGTGCGAAAGGACTTGACACCCGCCATTCTTTCGCGCTAGGGTGGCCTCACGGTCGAAGAAGGAGACGCGCGCATGGGACGGCCAGCCGACGAGACGAACACCATCATTCAGCAGTTGCGCATCAGTCCGCAACTCGCCGAGGACATCGAGTGGTTCGCGCAAGTGCTCACCGAGGCGACTCCCGGCGCGACGTTCTCCCGCACCGAGGCGATCCGCATCCTTCTAAGCCGCGCCATTACGAAGGCGCGTGAGGACGATGCAAAGCCGGCGAGGAAGCGCGCGTGAAGAAGCGGGTCAAAGCTCGCGTAGTATACGTCCTGCACATTGTGGGGACTGACATCTACAAGGTCGGATGTACAACACGCAGCGTACGCGATAGGCTAAAAGAAGTATCATCCAGTATCAAAGAGAGCGTGGAATTCGTTGGAGCTGTCATGGCTCACAACGGACTAGAGACGGAGACACGTCTAAAGAGAATGCTCAAGCCCTGTATTCATCATGGGACGGAGTGGTTCTCTCTGGACAAAAATTCTCTTGAGACTCTAGTGTCCATGCTTCGTAACAGCGGAGAACGTGCAACTCCAGATGACTACATATTGCCGCCGGAACCGGAGTGCGTTCTCCAGATAGTGCTAACAGGAGAGGTCGTCAGGTATCTCGACGAATGTGTAGTGGACATGGATCGCAGAACCCCAGGCATTCGGCATAATCGCCAAGACGTGGTGCGAGCCCTTCTCGGCGCTGCAATTCTCAAGCGCAACGAGAAGCGCGCGTGATGGTTTCCGCGCCTCCCGCGTCGCCGCCCTCGTTCCCCCCAAACGGAGCGACGGCGCGAGGGGCGCATTCGATCTCATGGCGCAGCGTCCGTGTGTTGCGAGCCGGAAAAATCGTTCAGGCACCGGCCCGTGTGCGAGCGCTGCGTCACCTTCAAAACTACGCCCACTTGCCCGACGGCTACACGTTGGACTTGCCGCCGGGATGGGCGATAGACTTCATGGGGTTTGACACAGAGGGAGACTGACATGGCACGCAAGAAGAAGGTCCACGTTGAGATGAGCCCCGCAGTCAAGTTCGCAGCCGACTTGCTCAAGCAGGCCGAGAAGTGCAACCGCTTCCTGGCGGTCAAGTACGACAGCGCGAATGTCCGCGCACAGGTCAATGCGGCGCGCGAGTCGCTCTCGGCTGCCGCGGCGCTGGCGCAGGAGTTGCCCGAGACGTGGAAGCCGGGCAAGCCGAAGAAGCCGATGACCGAGGCGCAGATCGCAAAGCTGAAGGAGAAGGCCGCGAAGCTCGCGGCGCAGATCGCGGAGGCCGAAGCGGCGCAGGCGTAGCACTCGCAAGGGGGCCAGCATGAGTGACGAAGACGTGTATGCCACCGTCGAACGCTGTCGGCGCGCGTTGCTCAACTACAGCTTCACGAGCGAGGAAGCTCGGCAGGAGTGTTGGGCCGCGGAAGAGGAGTTGTACCAGCT